CGTTCCGCGTCGTGCCCAGGCTTCCAATCGAAGACGGCATACATGCGGCCCGCATGCTGATACCGCGCTGCTTCTTTGACCGCGACAACTGCCGCGAGGGGCTGGAAGCGCTGCGGCATTACCACCGCAAGTACAACGAGCGGACGCGGCAATTCCGCGACGCCCCTGTCCACGATTGGTCATCACATGCAGCCGATGCCTTCCGCACTTGCGCCATCGGCCTCGAAACTGAATCGACATGGAACGGCACCCCCCCACAGAGGGACGCAATGATGGACTACAACGTATTTGAAGGAGCCGCATAATGGGCCTGTTTAGCGCTCCCAAACCGCCACCGCCGCCACCAGTGCCCCCCGTGCCCCCGGTCGCGCCGATCAAGCCTGCCGACACCAAGGCCGAGGACCGCGAACTGAAGCGGGTACAGCGCAAGCGCGGCACGGCTGCGGCCCGCGTTACCGGCGGTCAGGGCTTATTGACCGAAGCGCCGACAGCCAAGAAAACCCTGCTGGGCCAATAAATAAATGGCTGACGACCCGAGAACCGCTTCGCTGCTGAAGCGGTACGCTACGCTTATGCAGCAGCGCCAGAACTGGGAGCAGCATTGGCAAGAGGTCGCTGATTATATCTGCCCCCGCAAGGCGGATATTACCAAGAAGCGCAGCGGCGGCGATAAGCGTAGTGAGTTGATTTTTGACGGCACCGCCATCCATGCGGCTGAACTGATGGCGGCATCGCTGCACGGCATGCTGACCAATCCCAGCACGCCCTGGTTTGATTTGCGTTACGCGAACGACGATCTGAACAGCGACGACGAAGCCAAGGAGTGGCTGGAATCCGCGACCGACGTTATGTACCAGCACATGGCGCGCAGCAATTTCGCGGAGCAAATCCACGAGTTGTACAGCGATCTGGTCGTCTTCGGCACCGGGGTGATCTTTACGGAAAACGATGGCGACGACGGCTTCCGGTTTTCCACGCGTCACATAGCCGAGTGCTATGTGTCAGAGAATGAAATGGGCCGCGTCGATACCGTGTTTCGGAAGTACAAGACGACAGCGCGCGCAGCGGTGCGGCAGTTCGGTGAGCAAAACGTCACGCAGCGAATTGCAAAGTTACAAACTGATGACATGTATGCCGAGATCGAACTGCTGCACGTCGTTATGCCGCGTGACGACCGCGATCCCCGTAAGTCGAATACTAAAAACATGCCCTGGGCTTCGATCTACATCGACCCCGATGAAAAGCAGATCATCGGCGAAAGCGGCTACGACGAATTGCCGTATTGCATCCCGCGGTTTTTGAAGGCGTCGTTTGAGATGGGCTACGGCAGAAGCCCTTCCATGACCGCGCTGCCCGACACCAAAATGATCAACAAAATGTCCGAGGTTGTGATCCGCGCGGCACAGCTTCAGATGCACCCCCCGCTCATGGTGCCCGACGACGGCTTCATGCTGCCGGTGCGCACGACCCCAGGCGGGCTGAACTTTTACCGATCAGGCACCCGCGACCGGATCGAACCGCTCAATATCGGCGCGAACAATCCGCTTGGCGAACACATGCTGGAACAGCGTCGGCAGGCGATCCGCTCCGCGTTTTATGTCGATCAGTTGACGCTGGGCACTGGTCCGCAGATGACGGCCACGGAGGTCATCCAGCGCACCGAGGAAAAGATGCGTTTGCTAGGCCCGGTTCTGGGGCGCCTGCAGGCCGAGCTACTGCAGCCATTGATCAACAGGTGCTTCGCCATCTTAGCGCGCCAGAAGGCCTTTGTACCGGCCCCAGAGGCGCTGCAGGACGGCAACATCGATATCGAGTATGTCAGCCCCCTGGCGAAGGCACAGCGCTCCAGCGAGGTCCAGGGCGTGATGCAGATGACCGAATTCCTGTTGCCGCTGATGCAGGTCAATACGAGCATCGTCGATCACATCGACTTCGACGGGCTGGCGAAGCACATCATCAAGGTGACCGGCACGCCTGCGACGGTTGTGCGCGGCGAGGGCGAGGTCGCCGACATCAGGCAGCAGCGCGCCGAGCAACAGCAGCAGCAGGCTGAACTCGTCCAGGCAAGTCAGGTTGCCGAAGCCGCTGGTAACGCAGCCCCTGCCCTTCGCGCGGTCGATGAAACGCAGCTTGACCTAGAGGCGTTGGCTGGCGCGTGAACCCCAAGGAATTAAAGCAGGCATACCGCTCGTTGCTTGAAACTGACGACGGCATCAAGGTGCTGCGCGACCTAGAACACCGCTTCGGCATGTATCGCACCAGCTATGTGCCCAACAGCGACGAAACAATATTTCGCGAAGGCCAGCGCGACGTTGTGCTGTTCCTGCGATCAACTTTAAAGAAGGAGTAGTTTTGCATGGCTGACGAACAGGTAGCGGATGTTCCGGCAGATGCCGGGGAGGCACCGTCTGACAATTGGCGCGATGCGTTACCCCCTGAATTAATGACTGACCCCTCGCTGCAGCACATCGGCAGCGTCGAGGCGATGGCGAAGAGTTACATCAACGCGCAGAAGATGGTTGGCGCGGACAAGGTCGCGGTCCCTGGAAACTGGGCGACCGACGAAGATTGGGCGCTTGTGTACAACAAGCTGGGACGCCCCGAAGCACCTGATGGCTACGAGTTAGAAGATACTGGCGAGTTTGCGGATTGGTTCCGCGGTGCCGCGCACGGCGCTGGCCTGTCGGATCGTCAGGCGCAGCAGTTGGCGGCAGCGTATGGCGAGTTTAACGCTTCCGCGACAGCGCAGACCGAGGAGCAGCTTGACGCGCGCCGCAACGAAGTCGAAACCGAATTGCGGCAGGAATTTGGCGGTCAGTACGATGCGAAAATGGCGCGCACCAACGATCTGCTGAAGGAATTTGGCGCACCCGATCTGACCGAATTAACGATGTCAGACGGCACAGCTCTTGGCGATAACCCTGATTTGATCAGGTTTATGGTAAAGATGAGCGACTATATTGCGGAACAAGTCAGCGAAGATGGGCTTGCAGGACGCGATAGCCGCCCCACATTAAGCGACAGTGATTTGCAAAACCGCGTCAGTGAATTGACGGCAAAGAACTCGCCATATTGGGAAAAGCAGCACCCTGATCACGACCGCATCGTGGAAGAGGTGCTGCAGTTACGCGAACAAATTTTCGGTTAAGTCTACGGACAAGCAACCGCCCCGTAGCGCAAGCCTGTGAGTCAGGCAGAGTGACGACTATATCGTAAGTAGGCCGGGCATAGCCCGATAACCCACGCACTTAACCTTGAAACCTGTAGGAGCATTTGAGTTATGAGCACTCAAATTACTACGGCGTTTGTTAACCAGTTTAGTGCAAACGTCGCTATGCTTTCGCAGCAAATGGGATCAAAGCTGCGAAGTGCCGTTGATGTGGAAAGCGTCACCGGCGAGAAGGCCTATTTCGATCAGGTAGGTAGTGTTGCCGCCATAGCGAGAGCTAGCCGGCACCAGGACACACCCCTAGTTGAAACCCCCCACAGTCGTCGTCAGGTTAGCCTTACCACTTACGAATGGGCTGATCTGGTTGACGATTCTGACCGGGTTCGCATGTTGGCCGATCCCACCAGCAGTTATGCTCGCGCAGCCGCGGCGGCGATGGGCAGGGCGCAGGATGACGTTATCATCTCTGCAATGGGCGGCACGGCTAAGACCGGGAAAGAGGGTGCAACCAGCACCACTTTTGCGGCTGGTCAAAAGATTGCCCACGGGTCAGCAGGTCTTACAATTGCAAAGCTGGTATCGGCAAAGAAATTGCTCGATGCCAATGATGTCGATCCATCCATTAAGCGTTACATCGTTGTTTCGCCGGAACAGATCGAAGACCTGTTAAACAACACGACCGTAACTTCTTCTGATTTTAACACCGTCAAGGCGTTAAGTCAGGGGGACATCTCTTCCTTTGTCGGCTTCGAATTTATCGTATCGAACCGCCTCAAAGACGATGGAACTTCGCGCCTTTGTTACGCATGGGCGCAGGACGGTCTGAAGATGGCTATTGGCAAAGATGTCATGGCTAAGATCGACGAACGCGCCGACAAATCTTATTCTACGCAGGTCTATTACTGCGCCACCTTCGGGGCGACCCGAATGGAGGAGAATAAGGTCGTCGAAATCGCGTGCAACGAGTAGGAGGGCTGAGCTATGGCTAATGCAAACTCCACCTTGGTGACCAACTTTGAGGCCACCCCGCCGACGCCCAACGATGTTGCCAATCTTGGCGGCAAGATGCGCGTTGCGTGTGGCACCATCTCTCTCCCGGTCGATGACCTGTCTGCGACTGACACGGTCATGCTCGCTGGTATCCCGACGAACGCCGCCGTTGTTAGCATCAAGCTTTTCAATGATGACCTCGACAGCACGACGGGAAACATCACGACCGATGTTGGTCTGTACACCAGCGACGGCAACGTCACTGCGAAGGACGATGATTGCTATGCGTCTGCGATCACCGATCTGCGTGCGCCGGTTACCGCCGGCACTGAAGTCGCTTTCGAGGCCCGCGACATCAACAAGATGGGTCAAAAGGTCTGGCAAGACGCCGGCGACTCTAGCGACCCAGGCGGCACCTACAATGTCGGCCTCAAATTTGACGCAGCCGGCAACACGGCTGGCGATTTATCGTGGCTGATCACCTACATCGTTGACTGATCAAAAGGGGGGCTTCGGCCCCCCTTTTTTTATTTAAGGTTTTGGCATGGCATCAGATGTAGACATCTGCAACAGCGCGCTGAACATGATCGGCGCCAGCAATATCATTTCGCTGACCGAAGACAGTCGCGCCGCGCGCGTCTGCAACCAGCGCTATGAGTTTGTGCGCGATGCCGTGTTCCGCGCACACCCCTGGAATTGCCTGATCAATCGCGTTGAAGTTGCCGCCGACGCGACGGCTCCAGCGTTTGAATTTGAGTATGCACACACGCTGCCCACTGACCCGTATTGTTTGCGGGTTTTAAGGCCGCAAGACCCCGATAGCGTTTTCAAAATTGAGGGGCGAAAATTACTGGCGAACAGCACGCCGTTTAAATTTATCTACATTGCACGCGTAACCGACCCCAACGAATACGACCAGCTTTTGATTGAAGCGCTCGCCGCCCGGCTGGCGGCAGACATTAGTTACGCCCTGGTCAATTCGGCGACGCTGACGCAAAGCCTGTTTGCGATCTACGACGCTAAATTGAGCGAAGCCCGTTTTGTTGATGCGACTGAGGGCACCCCTGACAACGTCGTCAACATCGACCGCACCAGTTACATCGAAGCCGATACGTTTATAGCGTCAAGGTTCTAAATGCCTAAAGTCTCAAAGGCATTTTCAAGTTTCACATCAGGCGAGATTACCCCGCGCCTGTTTGGCCGCACCGACATTGCCAAATACGACACCGGCGCGGAGACGGTTGAAAATTTTATTGTCCAACCTCACGGCGGATTGACCCGCCGCCCAGGCACCCGGTTTGTCGCGGAAGTCAAAAACAGCGCCAACGCGGTGCGCCTTATTCCGTTCCAGTTCAACGTCGAACAATCTTACGTTTTGGAATTTGGCCCGTCCTATTTCCGCATCTACAAAGACGGCGGTCAGGTTGAGAGCGGCGGCAGTGCGGTTGAGGTCGCGACGCCTTACGCGGCTGGTGACCTTGACGGCTTAAAGTATGCGCAGGTCGCGGACATCATGTATGTCACGTCGCCTAGTCATGCGCCGCGCAAGATTACGCGCACCAGCCATACAGCCTGGACGATAACGGAGGTATCGCTGGCGCGCGGACCTTTCGGCGACCTGAATATAACCGACACGACGCTGACCTGCAGCGCGGCGACTGGCTCGATCACTGTGACGGCAAGTGCCGACACGTTCGTCAGCACTGACGTTGGTCGTTTGATCAAGACGCAAGAGGGCTTTGTCAAAATCACAGGTTTCACGTCGGCAACTGTCGTGACCGGCACGGTGCAGGAATTGGAAGACGGCAGAACCGAATTGCTGCCGTCGTACACGGCGACCACAATTAGTTTCCATGAAGGCGACCCCGATAGCACCGGCCTGGAACACAACGACCGCATCGAAGATACGGCGGCACAATTTGTCGATGAAGGCTTTAAGAAAGGTCAGACGGTCACGCTGGCCGGGTCAACCAGCAACAACACCACTGCCGGTTTCCTGGTAGTCGATGTCACCGACAGCGTCATTACTTTCGCGCCGGGCGCAGACCTTACGGCAGAGGCGGCGGGCGACACGGTCACCGTAGCAGGCAAGCTGATCGCCAGCGACGAGTGGCAACTTGGCGCCTTTAGCGCGACGACCGGCTACCCGCGAGCCTGTACGTTTTACGAGCAGCGCCTTGTCATGGCGGGCACTGACGACCAGCCGCAAACGCTGTTTTTCAGTCAATCGGACGACTTTGAAAATTTCGAGGCTGGCGCCGAAGCAGACGACGCGATGGTCTACACCATCGGTTCGAACGAAGTTAACGTGATCAGGTTTCTGGCATCGACCCGAAACATGATTGTTGGCACCAGCGGCGGCGAATTTGTTGTCCGCGCCGGTTCAACGGACGAAGCGATCACGCCAACCAATATTCAGATCAAGCAGCAAACCGCGCACGGTGCGTCGGACCATACGCCGATCCAGGCGGGCAACGCGGTGCTGTTCATTCAGCGCGCCAAGCGCAAAATTCGCGAGTTACAATATAACTTTGATACAGACGGCTATATCGCGCCTGACATTACGCTGATCAGTGAGCATGCGACCGAGGGCGGCATCACCGAGTTGGCGTACCAACAGGAACCTGACTCGGTCGTGTGGTCGGTTCGCGCTGACGGTCAATTGACGACGACAACGTACAAGCGCGAGGAACAAGTTATAGGCTGGGCGCGTCAGGTTATCGGCGGCACCGACGTTGTCGTTGAACGCATAGCGACGATCCCCGGCGACCTAGACGAAGATCAGGTCTATATGGTTGTGCGGCGAACCATCAACGGCGCGACGAAACGGTACATTGAGTATATACGCGACTTTGATTTTGGTTCGGACGTTTCTGACGCGCGGTTTGTCGATAGTTCGCTGACCTTCACGGGCGTCACGTCTACCTTAAACGGTGCGATTACGAATAGCGCAACCACTATTGCCTTGGCTGACGCGTCTGCTTTTCCAAGTTCCGGTGCCATTAAAATCGGCACCGAGGTCATCACCTATAGCGGCAAAAGTACCAACGACTTGACCGGCTGCACCCGCGGCGTTGCAGGCGACGCTGCAGCGCACGCCAGTGGCGCTACGGTGACGCAGGCGTCGATCTCACTAAGCGGGCTGGCGCACCTTGAAGGGCAGACGGTGAGCGTCCTGGGCGACGGCGCGGTTCATCCAGACGTGACGGTTTCGTCGGCTGCGGTCACGTTAAACCGCTATGTCACCAAGGCGCATGTCGGCCTGTCTTACAATTCAACGCTACGCACGTTGCGCGTAGACGCCGGATCTGCCGCTGGCACCAGCCAGGGCAAGACCAAGCGCATCAACGAGTTGACGGTGCGCCTGTACCGCAGCGTCGGCCTGCAGGTTGGTCGCGACGCAGACAACCTTGATGTCGTGCCCTTCCGGTCGTCAGCGACGCTCATGGGCAGCGCCATCGGGCTGTACACAGGCGACAAGGACATCGAATTAAACGGCAACTACGACACTGACGGGCAGATCACGATCAGGCAGACACAGCCCCTGCCGATGACCGTGCTTGCCGTGTACGCAACCGTCAGCACATTTGACCAGTGAGGGTTGTACCGTTCGAGCCAGGGCACGGCGAGGCGATCCTAAACGGGCAGTTGAACGACGAGAAAAGCAGACCGCCGACAGGGTTTGGCAAATTTATCCCTGACCTTGTCATCGATGGCATGGCTTTTACCGGCCTCGAAAACGGACACGTCATTGCGTCGGCAGGCGTCTATCCGATGTGGGATGGCGTCGGTGAAGGATGGTTCATCGCCGCCGCTGCATTAGACGCTCACCACATAGGCGTCGCACGCCAATTGAAAACCGGACTACGGCAGATTGCTGAAGAACAGGCGCTGCACCGCGTGCAGGCGGCAGTCCGAAGCGATTGGGAAAAGGCGATCCGCCTAGTGCGATTTCTAGATATGGAGCATGAGGGCCGGATGCGCCAATACAGCGCTGACGGCGCAGACTACGAGAGGTACGCATGGCTACTGCAGCCCTAGTTATTGGCACCGCCGCATCGGTGATGGGTTCTATGTCAGCCGCGTCAGGGGCGAAAGCGGCAGGCAAGCAGGCGCTGCGCACAGCGCAATACAACAAGGCTATACGCGACCGCAACGCCAGGGTCGCAGACATGGAAGCCGACAACCGCGACCGCGTCACCGAGCGCCAGGAGGTGCGTGCGCGCGATGATTTTGCGGAACTTCAGGCGCGAGGTCGTGTCGCATACGCGAAGTCTGGCGCCGTCGCAAGCAGCGGCACGCCTCTGCTGGTGTTAATGCATAACGCCAACAATTTTGAAGAAGATATCGAACTCAACCGGCTGCAGGGCGACACTGAGTCGGGCCGAATCCGAGAGTCCGCGACCGGCGAGCGGCTTGCTGGCGCCCTGACCCTGCTAGAAGGTCAATCTAGGAAAATGGCGAAAGACATCGAAGCGCGCGGCCACATGTGGAAGGCGGCAACGACCGCGGCACGCGGTGCCTACCAGTACAGTCAGATCACATGAAGGTGCCAACTTATCGAAGTCAAACCGCGATCCCCAAGCAGGGCCGCGGTTTGTTTCTAAGCGCGCAATTAAACCCTGGCGCGATGATGGCGCCCGGCCAAGCGGCTGAAGCGCAGGGGCTGAAGCTGGCGCAGGCTGGCAGTCAAATCGCAGAGTGGGGTTACAAAAAGCTGCAGATTAGCGCGCAGTCTGAAGCGCTTGGCGCGGCGAGTTCGATGGAGGTCGAACTTGCGCAAAAAAGCCACGACGCGTTGCAGGTTGCTGATATGGCGCAGGCGGAAAAACAATTCCGCCGCGACGCTAAATTATTGAGCGACCGATACAGCGCGACGCTAAAAACCCCGGCAGCGCGTCGCGCATTTTCGGCGGAAGCCCTCAAGCTACAAACGCGTGCGCTGATTGGCTTTACCAAAGCAAACAATAAGCGTGTTGTCGAAGCGAACAAGGCAAACCTTGATACGGCAGTCGCCGCCGAGCAGCGCGCTATGTCAGACCTTTCAACCGGAACAAAAGCGCGCGAGAACGCATACGTTCACGCCATCTTGTCTGTTGACCATGCCAAGGCTGAACTTGGCGCGGAGGAACATGCCAAACGCATCAACAAAATAAACAAAGACGCGGTTACCAATACGCTGACCGCCTATCTAAACCAGCCCGACGCCAAGGTGCTGCAAATCGTAAAGGCCTTTCGCGAAGGACGGCTTGACGACCCAATTATCCGCGAGGCGTCAAAACATTTGTCGGCTGATGATCTGGCAAAGGTCGCGGACAGCGGCGTGCAGCGCGCCAACCGCATTATCAAGTTGCGCCAAAATATCCGCGAAGAGCGAGAGGCGAAAGCGAGCGAAACAAACAACGCACTGTATCTAGATTTTATTAACACTGATTGGACTGATCCACTGCAAGTCCAACTCGCGCGCCATACTTTCGAGATATTGAAGTCAGCAAATTATTTCGACACCGCCGATAAAATGAATACCGCCCAAAATTTGCTCCGCGGCAGAGGCGATTTCCCCCGCGCATCCGACGTCACAAACACGCGCGAAGGCGATCTTCTCGCGGCTGCCAGCGTTGACAAATTAACATACGAAATGTTGGACGACGCTCGCGCCAAAAGGCACGTTACCTTTGGCTTTTACCGCGAGATGGTAGCCAACCTCGAAACTGAATTTAACGAGGCAACAAAGGCTGGAATACAAATTTTCAGGGATACCTTTAAGTATAGCGAATACGCAGACAAGGGGGAATTGTCGGACATTTCGCGGCAAGCGTTCAACAAGGCAGCGCTGCAATTTAGGAAGTGGACTGAAGAAAACCGAAAAGCGCCGCGCTCTCTCATTTTGGAAACTGCGCGTGATATAGCACAAGGCAGCGTGGGCAAATTTGAGGAGGTAATACGCAAGCAGCGAATGGCGGTTATCCGCGCAACGTATAAAAATTTGAGCGGCCCGGCAAAGAAAGGCATACCAGAACTCACCGACACAAATTTTGACGCTTTCAAATTAGCCGTCGAAAAGGCTGCGGCAGGCCCCCACAGCAACAATATGTTGGTGAATCGCTTGCTAAAGGCGGTCACTGAAGAACTCGCAATTCGGGCGTTTGACTGATGACTGTCGGTGAATTTGCCACGCCGGGCAGCATCGATGACAAC